CTTTATCATGCAGATCTGCATGATGCTCATAACGTCAGGGTTACGCTCAAGCGCAAGGTTATCCCTGAAGTTAGAATTGCGGGAAGTATCGCAAGCCATGCTTACGACTTCCTCGATGACATCCGCACGAAACTGCGGGTAATCGCGCACAAGCTGTGCGGTGAGGATGACAGCGCCGTCATCGTGACGGTAACGCAAAGCGTTACGGAGAGCGTCAGCGATGAGAGTAGGAAAAGAAGCGAATTTTGACATAGTTAGGAGTGAGTTAAGTTAGAATTAAAAGCCTTATTTATTTGCTTATTACTCTGTAAGTATATCACACAATCGCAAGAATTGCAAACGTTATTTACTCTGTGCTTGTGTAACTCGTTGATACCAACATTAATTTTTATTCATTTAAAAGGGGGGGGTTTTCTCAAAATTCTAAAGATTTTGGCTTTTTCAAAATTGGCGGGGGGGTGGTGAACACTATAAACAAATCCCGCCCAGTAGAAATAATTAAGTGTAACTTAACACACACTTGACACAATTCAACAGAAATAATTGATAAACTCATTATAAATAAATAAAATTAGCCATGAATAAAATTTTCTGTGTATCCTGCGGCTCTAAACTTCTCTATGAAGTTAATAAGCCCAAGTTCTGTTCGTCCTGCGGAAGTAACATAAATTCACTAAATGCATCTACTGAAACAAGAGAGTCAGAAGAACCTGAGAGTGAGCTACCCAAAGTTGACATTAATAAATTAAAATCAAGTGTGTCGGTTGAATACAACAACCAAAAACCAACACTCGGAGATTTGTGGAAGTCTGTTACTCCAGATGAAGCTCATGCCCCACCCGAAATGTTGTCGCGTCCCTCTCATAAAGGGCCAGATGGTCAAGCACTTCTAGATCAAACCATTCAAGAGTGCGCTCCTGCACGAAGACAGGATATCGATGGGTGAGGAGTTTGAAGATAAACGCGAAGACCTAGACGAACTTTTAAAAAAATATAGAGGCAAATGGCAGCTTAATGCGTTAGCGTGGCTGGACTACGATGACGTATGCCAAATAATTCGCATCCATATTTATAAAAAGTGGCATCTGTGGGATCAGCAGCGTCCGTTTAAGCCTTGGGCTGCGATGATTATAAGTAATCAGATTAAAAACCTGATTCGAAATAATTATTCCAGTTTTGCCAAGCCGTGTTTGAGATGCCCTCACAATATGGGAAACACTGCTTGCGATTTCACAAAAAGCAGAGAGCAGGATATATCTTGTGAAGATTTCGCTAAATGGAAAAAGAAAAAAGAAAGGGCTTATAATATAAAGCTGCCGCTCGCTTTGGATGACGGCGTGGCATTAAAATCTACTGCTCGTTTAGAGGATGATTTCAATTATGCGGATTGTGCGGCCAAGTTGCACAAACTAGTGGTCAAACAATTGAATGAAAAGCACAAGCAGATATACATCATGCTTTATGTCCAAAATATGGATGAAAATAAAATAGCGGAAAAATTTGGGTTTAAGGCAGACTCTTCCAAAAGGAAAAAGCCCCGATATAAGCAAATGGCTAATTTAAAAAAGAAATTTTATACGATAGCCCTTAAGATTATGAAGGACAACGATATTTTATGAGCTTGCAACTAACAGAAGAACAAAAAGAGCAAATACAGGATGAGTTCGAAAAAAATCCCGACCTTAAGCATATTACCCAAAAAGTATTTGATGACGAAAGTTTAGACGGGCGCTCAAAAGAAGGTAGGGCGGTGAGGGCTTTTCTGGCAAACAGCAACCTACAGTATACCACCTCGTTAGCTGATAGGGTAGAAGAGGTAGAGCTTACTACAGAGCAAAAAGAATTTCTTTTAAGCGATAATGTGGAGAGAGGTATGAATGCGCTTGAGGCTGCAAGACTCGCTTTTAAGGATCGGGAGATACAACCGTTGAGTCAGAGCCATCGTTCTGTGATGGACTTTCTTCGCACCTACAGGCCAGAAATCGTTGACGAAAACGATATGCTCACAAATGACAAGTGGACTCCCCCTAAATCTCTATCTAGAGCGATTAAAAAAATAAACGATTGGGCTGGGCAAAAGTTTGATGAGCTAACAATCCAGATAAAGCAAAGAAAAATGTGCGAGAGGCTTTTATTTTATTTAAAAAGCCCAAGGTTTTGTCATTTTATAAATCAGTACTCAGTGGTGGCGGATAGAGACCTATTCGAAAGCGAATATGTCAGGACGGTTTGGGATAAGCCTGATTTAACAAACGATGAGTTAAATTTGTATATCACTGTTTGCACAAACTACGTTAGGCAAAAACACATTCAGCAAAGAATCGATAAATTAAACGCTTTGTTAAACGACTCCGATAACGAGCGTGATATCACGATGAGACTCACAGAGATCATCAAGGCTACAAGCGAGGAGCTTAACCAGTGCGAGAAGAGAATCGAGTCCCTTACAAAAGACCTTAACGGTAGTCGTCAAGCGCGTCTAAAGGCGCGAGGGGAGCAAACAGGCAGCATTACGGCGCTAGTTGAAGCCTTCCAAGAGAAAGAAGAGCGAGATCGCATGATTATGATGGCAGAAATGCAAAACAAACTCGTCGAGGAAGAGGCTGACCGTCTTGAAACGATGGATGAGTATAAGGCGCGAGTTCTCGGCATATCTAAAAAAGAGCTTTTGTAATGAGTTTTAAATGTCTAGAGTGCGAAAAAGAATTTGAGAAAAAAAGAAGCTTCCATTTACATCTGAAGGCTCACGCCCTTACGATAGGTGATTATTATGTAAAGCATTTTGATAAGAGAGATTTGTTCACAGGAGATAAACTGGCGTTCCGAAACTACGATCAGTATTTTCGTGATAATTTTAACTCTTATGATAATTTTATGAGTTGGGTCTGCACGGCTCCAAAAGACGAAGTAAAAAAATACGTCAAGGACAAAGCGGTTGAAAAGTTCGAACTAAAGGGCATAAAAACGTCACCGCCTAATCTTTTTTACGATTTGTCAGAAATGGCGAATATTTTTATATATAAAAAGTTTTGGGGAACCTATTCTGCTTTCCTTGAAGACCTTGGCGTAGAGAATTGGTATAAGAAAAATCTCCCCGAGGGGTTTTGGGAGGAGGAGTGTGAAAGTATCAAAATCTTCATAGATACTAGAGAGAAGAAGCCCTTGAGCTTCAAAAATAGTGTCGTGAACAAGTTGGACTTCGGTGACTATACCGCTGGAGGCGATTTCTATTCGAAAACCTTCGTTGACCGCAAAGCGCAGGATGACTTTAGACAAACTTTTGGAAAAGATATAGAACGATTCAGGCGTGAAATGGATCGCTGTGTTAAATTTGACTCATATATGTTTGTAATAGCAGAAACGAGTATAGACAAGCTAGAAGAACACAACAAGATATCTAAATTCAAATCTAATTTGGGCTATTTATGGCATAATGTAAGAGGACTCATGGTAGACTATCCAGAGAACTTACAAATCATATTCGCACACAACAGAATGGGTGCTAAAAAACTAATTCCTAAGATACTGTATCATGGACAGGACTTATGGAGAGTAGACTTACAATATTTTATAGACGAGAGAATCAATGGCGTGGAACAAAGGGAAACAAAAATATCGGCTTGAGCATTCCTCTAAGGAGTTGCATAAAGAGCTAAAAGATATCACAGGGAGTATAAAGGAAGAAGAAGCTAAGTATCTGCTTTATAAGTTCCTACGGAATAATATTTCATTTACAACTGAGATGTTCTTAGGGATCAAACTATTTCCCTTTCAGGCTATGGCTATAAAAGGAATGATGGTCTCTGATTACTCCATGTTTGTCTTTTCGCGGGGTATGTCTAAGACATTCTCTACAGCCATTTATGTGCTGTTAGAGTGTCTGCTTAATCCCAAATCAAATATAGGTGTTATTGCAGGTAGCTTCAGGCAATCAAAACAAATCTTTCAAAAGATGGAAGATATATTAAGTAAACCAGAAGCAAAACTACTCAAAGAGTGCGGGGTCAAAATAACCAAAGGAACTGACCAATGGACTTTAACAGTAGGAAGCAGCAGAGCAGTGGCTCTACCACTGGCCAATGGTGAGAGACTCCGTGGATTTCGATTTAATCGTATTGTGTTGGATGAGTTTTTAACAATCCCAGAAAAGATTTTCAATGAAGTTATTATCCCCTTTCTAGGGGTTATAGATAACCCAACAGAAAGAGAGGAATTATACAACCTAGAAACGAGGTTAATCGACAAAGGCGAGATGAAGGAAGAGGATCGGTATGTGTGGTCTAACAACAAATTGATCATTTTGTCATCTCCATCCTTTAAGTTCGAATACATGTATAAGCTCTACAAAAAATATGAAGAATTAATACAAGGCGCTGAAAGAGACATAGACGATGAATTAGCAGACGACGCATATAGGCTAATCATGCAACTTAGCTATGACTGCGCTCCACAGCAATTGTATGACCAGAACCTGCTTAAACAAGCGAAGGCAACCATGAGTGAAATGCAGTTTACTAGGGAATTTGGCGCACAGTTTATAGACGAGAGTGATGGATACTTTAGGTTATCCAAGATGGCTGCTTGCACAATACCAGATGGAGAATTCCCAGCCGTAGAAGTAGTCGGTAACCCTAGTGATGAATACCTGCTTTCCTTTGACCCCAACTGGGCGGGTAACACCAGTGCAGACCACTTTGCAATGCATGTGTTTAAAATCGACAGGGATGCTCAAAAAATCTGCCTTGTTCACAGCTACGCGATTGCAGGGGTTTCCCTAAAGCAGCATATGAGGTATTTCCTCTACCTAATAGAACATTTTAATATTGTTGGTATGTGTGGGGACTACAACGGTGGAGTGCAGTTCATCAACTCTTGTAACGAGAGTCAACTGTTTAAAAACGCACAAGTAAAAATTGGAGTGCTTGATATAGAGCTTGAGAAGTCAGAGAATTGGCATTCAGATATTTTGCGTTTCAAGAATGAATACAATTTGCGTGAGAAAAATTACTGTATCTTAAGAAAACCCACCGCTAACTGGATTAGGAATGCTAACGAGATGCTGCAAGCAGCCATAGATCATAAAAGAATTTTATTTGCTTCAAGAGCAATAGACGCTCATTTTGACGAACAGAGAAAAAAGAATTTGCCAGTTGAAGAGATTAAATGGGACATGAAAATGAACGCATCTTCAAAAGGGGCAAAAATGATTGACCTAATTGATCACCAAAAGTCTATTGTGGAAATGACCAAAGCTGAATGTGCCAACATAGAAGTTTTAACAAACCCTCAAGGCTCTCAGTCATTTAATTTACCACAAAACCTGAAGAGGCAAAAGGGGCCGCATAGAGCACGAAAAGACTCGTATTCAGCCTTAGTATTAGGTAATTGGTTTGCAAAAGTATTTTTTGATGCAGAGGGAGCCACCGTAGAAAAACAGGTGGAGTCCACATTTATCCCATTCACTATTTGAAAAGTTTAAAAGTTACTTTTATAACTTTAGTGTAACTTTCAATATGCCGCGCAAATATACTAAACGTTCCGAATACTGGGAAAAATTTAAAAATAAGTCTCGACCCCTCGCAGATGTAACAGCTTCTGATGACAGCGAGGTAGAGCCAGAGCTAATAGGGGAGGGGATTTATCAAACCGTTCAGGCTTCTAGATTGGACGCGCCTACTCGCAGGACTGCGGCCAGAACAAATAGGATCGCAACAAATCCTGTAGCTAAGAAATATGCAAATATTGATGAAGGAATTTTGCCACTTCAATATTCTAAAGACGCAGTTGACGCAAGGGAGGCTATTCTTCTATGCCAAAAAGCTTATTTCAACATAGCTACATTTAGAAGCACTATAGATTTACTTTCTGAATTTGCTGACTCTGAGATATATCTAGAGGGCGGCACAGCTAAATCCAGAAAATTTGTTAATGCGTGGTTTAAGAGGGTTAGAATGTTTGACCTAAAATCACAATACTTTAGAGAATACTATCGTTCTGGAAATGTTTTCTTGTATCGTATTGATGGATTGATACCACTAAAGAATTCTCAAAAGGTTCTAGAGACTTATGGGGCAAGCTCTAGGACAAAGATTCCTATCAAATACATGGTAATTAACCCCACAGATGTAGCAACCAAAGGTTCTATTTCTTTTCAGGAATATCAGTATTTTAAGGTTCTTACGCCATTTGAGATTTCAAGATTGAAAAACCCCCAAACTGAACACGAATTTGAATTGCTTAACTCATTACCCGAAGAGGTTCAGATGCGACTCAAGAATACAGGTGGACGAGGCTCAACATCAGAAAACATACATATTAAATTAAATCCTGATTTTCTGCATGTTATTTTTGCCAAAAAACAAGACTATGAGCCAATGGCAGTTCCTACAGGATTTGCTGTTCTTGACGACCTCAATAGAAAGATTGAATTAAAGAAAATAGATCAAGCTATTAGCCGCTCTATTGAAAACGTGGTTCTACTTGTAACAATGGGCAATGAACCCGATAAGGGTGGAGTTAACCACAAGAACCT